CGTGGAGCGCGAATCGTGGTCATTAGAGCCGCAATGTTTGATGTTCGTGGGCCTTGAACCGTGCTTCGCGCTCATCGAACCCCATGCGGAGGTAACGATGATAGAGAACCATGAACTCGGCGCGATGTTTCTCGGAGCCGATACGTGGTCGTCTGGTACGTGGTGTTGAATACCTCATGCGTCATCCTCCCAGTCTTTGTCGGAATCGTCTTCTACAGCTAGAAGCCGCAGCTTCCGATAAGGCAGCAACGAGTTCTCCTCCCAGCCTTTGTAGGGGGCGTCGAGCATATCTCCGACGTATCTACGCTCGGCCACGACAGCGTCCAAGGCAGCTTTGATCCACTCGACGTTCATAGCACCTTGCTTGACGTACAGAGCTTCCAGCGCGTCGGCTTTGCGCGCCTTCGCGAGGTACAGAGCTTCCAGCGCGTCCCAATCGCCAGCAAGCGCATCACACATGATAGTGAACTGGCCAAAGCAGCTCACGAGTTCGCCTCCCATGCACTGTCGGCATCGTCGTCTTGACAAGGCATCAACGAGATGGCGTAGTCGCGCTCGGCCTCGACAACGTCCAAGACACGTTGTATGCGGTCGCGCTCTTCGAACCATTCTTCGTTAACAACGCCTTGCTTGTCGAAGGCAGCGAGGGCGGCTTTATACTTAGAAGCTTTGCGTTCCTTTGTGGTGTGCAGAGCTTCCAGCGCCCAGTGATCGCCTTTGTTGTCAAGCGCATCACACTTGGCTTTGAACTGGTCAAGGATGCGGAAGCGCGGTGCGACTGGGTCTGCCCCCATCAGCGGCTTGCGCATAGCGAGGTGATAGTGATCAAGTGGAGATGATAGAGACGCGGCGCGCAGATCTGCGTCGGTCATGCCTTTCTCGTCGTCGGGTATGCCAGGTGTTATCGCGCGCTTCTCGACCTTGGTCCAGTTCTTCAGGTGGATCTTGCCAGCTGCCTTGATGTCAGCGATGAGGCTCGGCACCTTGGCGGGATCACAGTTCCCGTTGAGGCGGTACACGTTCTTGTTCGTGATGCGTGCATAGATGGTGGATGGATCGGTCTTGCCAGCTGCTACTTCCTTTGGGATTGCAATGCTCATGATAGTGCTCCTGTATGCGAGTGAATCAGTCACCCGCTTCAAGAATCACCCCGACGCGCGACGCGGTACGCGGAGTGCGTGCCTTTGACTTTGGTTTTCGGGACAAGGTTCCATGGCGATATCCGTGGACAAGGTTCCAGATCCGCGATCCGGGGTTTGGGTCCGCTGTTAGGGCAGGGGGGGAGATAGTCGATGAGGGATATAGACCAGGAACTGAAATCTTTTTTATTTAAAAATTTTTATAAAAAATAATACAGTGCTAATATTCGCGGATGAAAGGAACCAAAGAATGCACCTCGTGCCACAAAGTCCTGCCGCTAGCCGCTTTTGTCAAACCGAGCAACATATGTGCTGTTTGTAAGCAGCAGAATAAAGAAGCGCGGATCTCGAACACGTACCATAGTTACCTCAACAACCTATTCAACCAGAGCAGATCCACTAACAAAAAGACCCGGCAGTTGGAATGGCAGATCACGCTCGATGACCTCCTAGAAATGTGGGAGAAGCAGGGTGGGCGGTGCGCGATTAGCGGAGTATTCCTAACGCACCATAAAGACGGGTCTGGGACAAAGGAGTGGAACGTAAGCATTGACCGTATCGTTAATACGCGCGGGTACATCCCCCAAAATACCCAGCTTGTTTGTCATCGAGTGAACCTCATGAAGCACACATTATCTGAAGATATGTTCTATTGGTGGGTCAAGACAATCAACGATTTCACTTGCGATTAGATAAAACCCACGCTAATATTAATCCTTGGCAGAAGATATCCAACTTTTAGCCGTGGGCGGCTTAGACGGGGCACTCATTGGGTCAGCTATGGCTAATGGTGAGGAAGTGCTTGTTTATGACTATGACAAATGCGTTGAAATTATCATTGGCGCGGGTTGCGACGTTGGTTACGCAGAAAACTATGTTTTTGAGTTATCTAAGGCGACTACTAAAGGCATCCCCATTTTTGTGCATTTTAATAACAGTCTAGAATATTATGGAGAACCTCCCAGCGTCGGAGCAAACATCGTTCACTGATCCTGTCAGCGAACACACAGAATTTCAGTCGCATATGCCCTACATGGGCTTATCACGCGGCGAACTTACGATGCAGCAAGAAAAACTCGTCTCGCTCATTGCTTCGGGAATGACAGTCGCGGCTGCGGGCCGTGGAGCGGGGTACGCGAGTCCCTCAACCGCTTATCAAGCGGCAAAAGTCGAGGCGGTTCAGAAAGCGATTGAATATTTCCGTCAGGAGATGCGTGAAGAGGTGAAGTACACCAATAAGCACGCACACATGATGTATATGGAAGCGTACAACTCCAGCGCTAACGCGACCGAAATGAAGAACACCACCGATTCTCTGGTCAAGCTGCACGGTTTGGCGACAGCGGAAAGCGTTCCGCAGGTAAACATCAACATTAACGGCACCAAGCAGCTTGAACGGATGACCGACGAAGACCTGTTGAAGATCGCGGGTAAAGACATCGACTACTTAGAACCTAAAGGAGATTAGTTATGGCTTTAATTAAAGCAAACAAACAGCCACGTAAGCCAAAACCAAAACCAAAACCAAAACCAAAGCCTAGAGTGGGGGCACGGAAACCAAGACGGTCAAGGGCATACTAATGAAAACACTAAGCGCGACGTTAGCGGTCTTTTTGGTGCTGGTGGGCTGTGGTTCAATGCCCGCGAACCCCAAAACCATTGCAGCGGGTGCTCCGGGTCAAATCGACTACTGTGTCACTGCGCTAGGCACGAACCTTTTTTGTATTAATGCCACGAGGAAGATGGCAACTGTAGAAGCGCCTGATGCCGAGTAGCCATCTCGACTGTGCGTTGCTATCAGCGCGTGTCTATAAAGAGTGGCATGCCGAGTCGGCGGGCATAGAAGTTCTTTTTAGCGAGGACAAGAAGACGGTTGCTTTTGCGGGCACCAACATCAGACAGCCGAGGGACGTGTTTCGCGATATGCGAATTTTCCCGCTATGGAGTCCCAGTTTGGGACTCTGCCCCGCTGGTTTCTTAAAGGCGAGCCGTAGATTGGGCTACGTGGTACTCGATCACCTAGCAGATAACGACCTAGCGTCGGTAACGTTGACAGGCCATTCGTTAGGTGGGGCTTGCGCCTTGATAACGGCTGCACTAATCCAACGGGAAACGGGTGATGGCGAGAAAATTGACCAGATCGTGACGTTTGGTGCGCCGAGAGTGGGTAGATTGAAGGTATTGACCCGCCCAATCAGCCAGTATCGCTTCCAGAACGACTTTGCGACAAGCCTCCCGCCTTTTATGGGGAGTCCAAGCGAGTTGTTGCCACTTGGGAAGCGTAATACCAAGGGTAATTGGGTCAATGATCACTCAATGATCAACTACGTCAAAGCACTGAGGGGCGATAATGCTCTACACGTATAAGGTGGCAAAGGTCCACTCCGTTTATGACGGCGATACATGCACCGTGGATATTGACCTTGGCTTAAATACAATTCGCTACAAAGAGAGGGTCAGATTGTACGGTATTGATACGCCAGAACTGCGGGGCGTGGACCCCGAAACGAAAGTAAAGGGCCTTGAAGCGCGAGACTGGCTCCGCGATCAGCTAGATGGGGCGGATGAGGTGCTGGTTCGCACGCACAAAGACAAAACCGGTAAATATGGGCGGCTGTTGGGCGAACTTTTTGCAGATGGTGTGAATTTGAACGAGACGCTTGTTGAGCTGGGTATGGCGGTGGAGATGTGAGGGTGCTTTTCACACTGCTGATGTTGTGTGGCTGCGAGACTGTGCCAACGCCGTTTGAGACTGGGCCAGAGGTTGCCCCGCCGCTAGGCTGCATTGAGGGTAGGGAGCGCGGCGTTGACTGTTGACAAGGCTGACCTTCAGGCGATCAGTGACTATGTGCAATGGCGATTTAATTACACATCTGATATTGAGCAACGAGGTGTCCCTGAGCACTGGGTTTCCTCAGGCGAACTTGAATCACTGGATGAGGCCCAGAAAGGCACATTCAAAGACGACTGCGACGGCTTCGCGCTGGCCTGTAGGCATCAGTGCCACAAGGTGTCGATTCCTAATCGACTGGTCTTTTGTCAAACAGAGACGGGCGGATACCATCTCGTTTTAGAAGTCGAGGGATGGATTCTGGACAACCGCAGAAAATGGGTTATTGCTAGGCACCAAGCAGGCTACAAATGGGTCAAAATCAGTGGGTATGAGCGGGGTGACCCGTGGCACGAGGTTCATTCGTGACTTCTATTGAAGCCGCCAAGATCGAGTGCATCAGGTGTAAGAACCTGCATCCTGAAACGTTGTACGCGGGCCTGGATCACGTATGCGTCTACTGCAAAGCCGATATTGCGGAGCAAGCACCGCTTCCTGCCAGCGCTCAACCAGAAGAGCCAAGACAGGACACGGTTGAAGAGAAGGCGCGGGCTGAATTAGCGATGCGGTTCTTGACGCGGAAGCGGCTGTTGCCGTTTGTTGAGCGGTTTAACCCTGACTACCAAGCGGGCTGGGTACACAAAGATATTTGTCAAAGACTAGAGGAGTTCTCCAGAGATGTTGCTGAAAAAAAGAGTCCAAGACTTATGCTCTTCATGCCGCCCCGACACGGTAAAAGTACACTTGCGTCAGTGGCATTCCCAGCTTGGCATCTGGGTAGAAACCCAAACCATGAGTTCATCTCGTGCAGCTATTCGGGTTCGCTTGCGATGGCTTTCAGTCGAAAAGTCCGTGGCCTTTTACGTGAAGACGGCTACAAGTCAGCCTTCAAAACTCGTCTCGACCCTCAGAGCCAGAGCGCAGAAGCTTGGCTTACAACAACGGGCGGCGGCTATGTGGCAGCAGGTGTCGGTGGTGGTATTACAGGTAAAGGCGCACATGTACTCGTTATTGACGACCCGGTAAAGAACCGGGATGACGCTGAGTCTTCAAACGCACGCGAAAGCACATGGGATTGGTACACCTCGACGGCTTATACGCGGCTTGCCCCCGGTGGCGGCGTTCTTGTCATTCTTACTCGCTGGCACGATGACGACCTTGCAGGACGGCTTCTTAAAGCAGCCGCTGATAACGGAGAGCAGTGGGAGGTTGTTAACTACCCCGCACGAGCCGAAGTCGATGAAGAGTTCAGAAAAGCCGGTGAGGCGCTCCATGCTGAGCGATACGATGAGTCGGCTCTAGCCAGAATTGAAAAAGCCGTTGGCCCACGCGATTGGTCGGCGCTGTATCAGCAGAACCCTGTCGCAGATGATGGTGATTACTTCACCCGCGACATGATTAATTACTACGACCGTGACGACATTGACCATGACCGCATGAAGTTCTATTGCGCGTGGGACTTAGCAATTGGTAAAAACGACCGCAATGACTATACGGTAGGTATTGTTGTTGGCGTTGACGAGCAGGATCAGCTGTACGTGGTTGACATGGTGCGCGGGCGGTTTGATGGTTTTGAAATTGTAGAGCGGATACTGGATCTTTATGAAATATGGAAGCCCAACATAATTGGTATTGAGAAAGGCCACATCGAGATGGCCCTTGGGCCATTCCTAGAGAAGCGGGTCCGTGAGCGCGGGTTGTACGAGGCGTACTTCAAAGATCTTAAAACTGGCCGTAGAGATAAAGAGGCGCGTGCTAGAGCAATTCAGGGTCGGATGCAGCAGGGCATGGTGTTCCTGCCAAAAGAAGAACATTTTACTGGCCCCTTGGTTGCAGAGCTGCTGCGGTTTCCAAACGGCGTGCATGACGACCAGGTAGACGCATTGAGCTGGATTGGCTTGATGATGACTGAGTTTTCGACGTTTGTTGAAAGAATTGAACATATTCCCAGTTGGCGAGACAGATTACCGGCACTACTAAAAAGTGACCGGTCCAAATCAGCAATGAGCGCATGACATGAAAGATAAAAAGATCGCCCCCGACAAAGAAGAAGAGATCACCCGTACCCAGTGGGCGCGATACGAGCGCGCACGCGACAACGGGCATCTCGAATACGTCCACATGGCGCAGAAATGCGACGAGTACTACCAAGGCCAGCAGTGGGACGCGGACGACGAGTCTGTATTAGAAGCCGAAGGTCGCCCAGCCCTGACGATTAATACCATACTACCCACTGTTAATACGATTCTAGGTGAGCAGTCCACACGCCGTGCAGATATCCAGTTCAAGCCGCGTCGTGGTGGTGACCAAGAAGTCGCGAACACTCTCACCAAGCTGTACATGCAGATCGCAGACAGTAACAAGCTCGACTGGGTGGAACAGCAGGTGTTCTCTGACGGCCTGATCATGGACGGGCGCGGGTACTTTGATGTCCGTATGGATTTTAGTGATCACGTCGAGGGCGAAGTTAGAATTACAGCGAAAGACCCCCTCGATGTCCTCATCGATCCAGACGCTAAAGATGCTGACCCTAAGACGTGGAACGAGGTCTTCGAAACAAAGTGGATGACATTGGATGAGATCGAAGAGTTGTACGGTAAAAAGAAAGCAGAGCGTTTGTTGTTCGTAGCAGAAAACGGCATGAGCTTTGGCCCTGACTCTGTTGAGTACCAAGAGTCCCGTTTTGGGGAGACTGAGAACGGCGACGATCATTTTGGGCCGGGAGTTCCGGGCGATGACGAATATCGGAATGTAAAGTCACTCCGTGTTGTCGAGCGTCAATACAAGAAGTTTTCACGGGCTGATTTTTTCGTTGATCCTGATACGGGTGACCAACGACAGTGCCCCGAGGCTTGGAAAGAAGCTAAGTGCAAGAAGTTTGCTAAGCAGTACAACCTTACGCTAATAAGCAAGATGATCCGAAAGGTTCGCTGGACAGTTACTTGCGACAAAGTTGTTTTACATGACGGTTGGTCGCCTTACAACGATTTTACAATTGTGCCATTTTTCTGCTACTTCCGCAGGGGCAAACCTTTTGGGGTTGTTCGAAACCTCCTTTCTCCGCAAGAACAGCTCAATAAAATTGCTAGCCAAGAACTGCATATTGTTAATACCACCGCTAATAGCGGCTGGATGGTTGAGAGCGGCTCGCTGATTGGTATGACAGCTGATGACCTAGAAGAACACGGCGCTGAGACAGGACTGGTGCTTGAATACGCTCGCGGGACTACCCCGCCAATGAAGATTACGGCTAATCAAATACCTACAGGTCTTGATCGTATCGCGCAGAAAGCTATGGCAAACGTCCAGACTATATCGGGGGTTACTGACTCAATGCTTGGCACAGATAGTGCTGAAGTATCGGGTATCGCAATCCAGGCTAAACAGAATCGTGGCGCGGTGATGATTCAGGTGCCATTGGACAACCTGCGTAAAGCACGGCACTACTTAGCTGAGAAGGTGCTCAACCTCGTCCAGACTTTTTACACTGAGCAGCGAGTTGTACAAGTAACTAATGAAGATGATCCGCTAAAGCCTCGTGAAGAGATGCTAATCAACGCAATGACCCCCGAGGGTTTAATTATTAACAACCTTACGCTAGGTGAGTATGACGTCATTGTTTCTACTGCTCCAGCGCGCGACAGCTTCGATGAAGTGCAGTTTGCAGAGGCGCTTAACCTGCGGCAAGCAGGCGTAGCGGTCCCAGATGACGCCATTATTGAGTACAGCCACTTAGCCAGAAAAGGTGAGCTAGCCAAGCGTATTCGCACTATGGCGGGTGTTGAGCCACCAACCCCAGAAGCGCAAGAACAGATGGCGCAGCAGCAGCAAGTTGCGATGATGGAGCTGCAGCTTGAGATTGCGAAGCTTGAGGCTGAAGTTCAGAAGATTCAATCCGAAGCCGCGCTTAATATGGCGAAAGCTCAAGGTATGAGTGAAGTTGATCCTCAGATCCGCGTTGCAGAGCTGCAGGCTAAGCTTCAGATGAATCAGGAACAGCTGGAGCTCCGCAGAGAGCTTTCATCTGCAACTAATGAGATTCGACAAGGCCAAAGCGAGACTAGTGCAGCTACCAAGATTGCAACTACAGCTATGCAGCAAGCAAAAAACAGTATTCCCCAACCAAAACAAGAACAGGAGTTCTTAAATGAGTAAGAAAGAAGCTATGCCAGACGAAGAAAAAGCCCTTGAATTCCCAGTAATGCCGGGAGCTGATGCCCCCGAGGACGACGGTTCACCGCAGCTTGATTTGAGTTTTCCTGACATAGAAGAGGAGACAACAGAGGTTGATGAAGACACGGTTGATGAAGAGGGTACTACTCAAGAAGCGGAAGTTGAGGAAGAACCCGCAGAAGAAGAACCCGCAGAAGAAGAACCCGCAGAAGAAGACGTGGTTGATGACGAACCCCCGCTAAAAGAAGCTGCGGAATTAGAAGAGCCTGAAGCCAAGGAAAAACCAGCTAAAAAGACAATGGTGCCAAAAGCGCGTCTTGATGAAGTCTTGGCGAAGCAAAAAGCCCTCCAGAAGCAGCTAGATGATCTTAATGCAGCTAATGTAAAGCCCGAAGACGCTCCCGAAGAATACGACTTTGACGAAAAAGAAGTTGAGTACCAGAATATGGTGCTGGATGGTGAGACAGATAAAGCTGTCGGTCTGCGAAGGGAGATTCGTAAAGCTGAGCGAGCCACGCTTGAGTACGAGATGCGCCAAGAAATGACGCAGACTGTTACTAAAGACCGGCAGATGAATGCGTTGCAGCAGGCCGCGAATGTGATGGAAGAAACCTATCCGGTGTTTAATAGTAATGCTGAAGAATTTAACGAGGGCTATACCAATGAGGTTGTCGAGCTAAGGGACGCTTTCATCGTACAAGGCTTCGAAGCTGTAGATGCGTTGTCAAAAGCAGTGAACTTTGTCGTGAAAGATCACGATTTGGATCAAGTGCAAGAAAGTGCGCCAAGTTTGGCTGGCAAAGCGCAAAAAAGTGTCGATGAGGTCGCAAAGAAACGCGCACAAGTGAACAAGAAGCTGAAAGCTGCAGAAGCACAGCCCCCCGAATTGCCTGGGGAGAGCAGTTCAATGCATGGTGAGAAGGGGGTAGATCTTGCAACAATGACAGAAGAAGAGTTTGCCGCTTTGCCAGAAGCCACGTTGAAACGACTGCGCGGTGATATTCTCTAGGGCTACAACATGGAGTACACGGGTCGTGAGCCGCTCAATAATTGCAGCGGCCATAGCGCTACCCAGTAGTGTAGCGTCAAGGGACGAATGGTTCGTAATAAACTGTGGGTGGGAAGAAATTAGGTTTCCTGCGAAGCCTTACCCACTGGGGCTGCCACTCTCCAACAAAGAGTTATGTAGGTGTTCTAAGAGGGGGTGGAGAGGCGAACAGTGCGATATGGCTTTCTTAAACCAGCTTCTTTTCTTCGAAATGGATCGAAAAAACGATCTTATAGTAGAAAAAGTACTACAGGGGGTAAAAGAGTATCCGGTAGAACATTGAGTGCACACTAAATGTTCGGCAACGAAAGTTGTTGCATTAGGATAATACCTGAACTAATATAATTCATACGTCCATCACTACGATATGTGATCGCCTCGTAGGCGTAAAAAACGTACCTCGCCTGCACAAGGCGTAAAACCTGTCGAGGTCGCCCCTCGTTAATCCGCGCTAGTTCGTCGCCCTACGATACGGGGTAAACGGATTAGCCGCTCCAAAAGTCGGCTAATAGAGCAGCGTGTGCTGCACAAAATTTGTCTATTATTGGAGGCCATCATGGCTTTAACGAACTTCGGCACCTTGACGGGTGACCAACTCCAAGCTTGGAGCAGGGACTTCTGGAAGGTAGCCCGCAACCAATCGTTCATTAACCAATTTGCTGGAACCGGCTCAAACGCTATGGTTCAGCGGGTTACTGAGCTAACTAAAAACCAAAAAGGCACCAAGGCAAACATCACGTTGCTTGCCGATATGACCGGAGACGGTATCACTGGTGATTACACGCTGGAAGGCAATGAAGAAGCCTTGCGCGCGTATGACATCACCATCGAGCTAGATCAGCTGAGATTCGCAAACCGAATCGCTGGCCGTATGGCCGATCAGAAGACAGTAGTTAATTTTCGCGAGCAGTCTCGTGACGCACTTGCTTACGCAATGGCTGACCGTTGTGACCAGCTTGCGTTCTTGACTCTGGCGGGTGTTGCTTACACATTCAAAAACAACGGCGCACTGCGTACTGTTGTTGGCGGTGCAGTAAACGGTCAAGAACTCGTTGACCTTGCCTACGCCTCCGATGTGTCTGCTCCTACAGCTGATCGTCATCGTCGGTGGGACGCAACGTCCGGGCTTGTTGCTGGAGCCACTAACGCAATGGTTGCTGCTGACAAGATCAGCTACGAGACTATCGTTAACCTGAAAGCATACGCGAAAGATAACTACATTCGTGGTATTCGCGGTGCTGGTAACCAGGAAACGTACCACTTGTTTGTTACTCCCCAGCAAATGGCTGATCTGAAGCTTGATACAAGCTTCCTGGCTAACGTTCGTAACGCGGGTGTACGGGGTGCTGCAAACAGCTTGTTTAGTGGTTCTTCCAGCCTAATGGTTGACGGCATAATGATCCACGAGTTTCGCCATGTGTTCAACACTTCTGGCGCTACAGCGGGAACTTCCGCTAACGTCGGCGCAGCCGGTTACAAATGGGGTGCTGCTGCAGACGTAGATGGAGCGCGTGCTCTGTTCTGTGGTGCGCAGGCTCTGGCTCTGGCTGACATTGGACTGCCTGATATGGTCGAAGATACTTTCGATTATGGTAACCAGTCTGGTATATCCGTCGGTAAGATCTTCGGTATGCGAAAGCCTAAGTACAACTCTGATATCTCAGGGTCTGTACAGGATTTCGGTGTTATCTGTCTCGATACCGCGCAGTAAAGCTCTCTCCCCCTCTTCGGAGGGGGTTCTTTTTTCCCTACCTAAAGGGTATTAATCATGAAGATCGTAAGTACAAAGTCATTACGAGTGACGACTTTAAGTGGTGGAGCAATTGTCTTTGAAGCAGGCGTTCCAATAACTGTTTCAGATGAGATCGGCTTAGTGGCGATTCAGATGGGCGCAAAAGAAGTCAGAAAACCGGCGAGTGTAGTTGAAGACTTGCCCGAAGAAGTCGTTGTAGTGGTGGCCGAAGAGCCTAACGACGACCTTGTTCAAGCCCTTGAAAAAATGATGGATGAGGGCAAACCCGATAATTTTAAAGCTGATGGCTCTCCAAAAGCTGCGGCTGTAAACAAAGCAATGGGTGAATCAATTGATTCAGACACGCGTGATGCAGCGTGGGAAGCGGTTCTTAATTCGTAGGTAACGCATGACAGTAACCGTCCAAAGTATAATAGATAGAACACAAGTCATACTGCAGGACACGACGGGGGTGCGATGGCCGGTAGTTGCTGAGTTAGTGCTGTGGGTCAATGACGCGCAGCGTGAGATTGCGCTGCAAAAACCTGATGCAACCGCAACAAATACGACAGTAACTCTGGTTACTGGCACCAAACAGTCGATTCCTGCAGCTGGTAATCGGCTGTTAAATGTTGTTCGTAATATGTCAGCCGCAAGTAGTGGTACGGGGAAACGAGCAGTGCGCCTAGTAGACCGTACTGTCATAGACGCTCAAACACCTGATTGGCACGACCCAGCAGCCACGGGCGGAGCTGCTCATACTACCGTCGTCAAGCATTTCGTTTACGACGAGACAAACCCGAGAAACTATTATGTCTACCCTGGTATTGCAGGCAACGCTTATCTTGAAATTGTCTATTCATCTAACCCCGCGACTGTTGCTCAGTCCGGTAATCTTTCTATCCCCGATATCTTTGCTAACGCCATTATGAACTACGTGTTGTACATGGCCTATATGAAAGACGCAGAGTTTGCGGGTAATGCGCAACGTGCCGGGACGCACTTCCAGTTATTTACGGCGTCTGTAACAGGCAAAGCTCAAATTGACACAATAAGTAATCCGAATGCGGACTCCAGCGGGCCGAGGGGGGCATAAAAAATGGCGGTTGCTTACGAGACGCTTCTTCCTGAGATTTTGCCGATGGTTGATGGTTGCCCTGACACACTGGTCGAAAACACGATCAGGTCAGCGGCTATCGATTTCTGTGAACGGACGGGAGCGTACCAAACTGAGCTAGATCCGGTGACAACGGTAGCTAACATTTACGAATATGACCTAGAGGCTCCGAGTGGAACTATTGTCCATAAAGTCATGTGGGCAACTTACGAAGGCTCAGACTTAGAGCCAATATCTACCACTCTGCTAGAGCAGCGTAAACCTAAGTGGCGTGATACTGGATACGCGGGTGATCCAGAGTATTACGTGCAGCAGTCTAAAAGCGTTTTCTGGCTAGTCCCAGTACCCAACGCAACTACAGTTTCCAGCACCATAATTAGAGCACAGCTCAAGCCGTCCCACTCGTCGACTACCTGTGACGAACAGATTATGGACGAGTACCGCGATGCTGTAGTCAATGGCACTTTATTCAGGCTTCTTAGGATGCCTGGAAAAGCATGGTCTGATTTACAAGGCGCACAGCTCTACGGAAATCTCTTCGGAGAAGCCGTTGTTAACGCTGAGCGCAGAGCAAGACACGCTAATGAAGGCGTAGCTAGGAGAGTGGTTTATGGAGGGGTCGGCAGGTCTGGATCAGGAAGACGTAATCGGTACGGACGAGAAAGGGGGTGATCCTATCTACGCTTCGATCCGCGACCATTGGGATTGGGCAAAAATGGGTCTGGAAGAGATTGTCGTTGAGAACCCTCAACTGACATGTACGCCCGAAGATGTTTACGCCAGTTGTGTTAACGGGCAAGCGCATTTTTGGATGGCTCCAGAAGGTTTTGTTATTACCACTGCGGAGGTAGATGAGTTTACAGGGGATAAGACTTTTTTTATCTGGCTCGCATGGGCCAAAGAGCGCGGCCAAAGTTGCGTCATAAAGTACTACCCGTTTTTTGAACAAGTAGCGAGAGACTTAGGTTACAAAAAGATTGAAGTGAGGACAGTAGTAAGTGTACTAGAGCCTTATCTACTTAGCCAAGGTTGGACGAAAGAAACCGTTGTTTACACGAGAGAAATATAATGGGCAGCAAGCCAAAAAAAGCAAAAGCCTCCGCAGGAGAACAAGCATCTGCTGCTGTAGCAATGGCCGAACACAAATATTTTAAACAAAAGTATGGCCCACTGTTAATTAAGATGCGTGACCAATCTCGTAGTGACGACCCAACACAGCAGCTTCGAGGCCGTGCAAATGCAGACACAATGCAGGCGCTCTCTGGGCAAAACGCCCAGCAAACTGTCCGTGGGCAAAATAGTGGCGGGGATGTAGCGAACGCTTTGACAGGCCAGCTTGGAATAGCAGGCAACTCTGGCTTAGGCATACAAAATCAAATGGGCACGAACGTTTTAGGTACTGCCCGTCAACAGGTGTCTGATGCACAAACTGGCATGGCGCAAGCGTCACGGCTGGCAACGTCTGATGCACTGGCACGCGCTCAAGCAAAAAATGAGGTATCAAACGCGAAGTTTAAGGCGGTTGGTCAAGTGGCAGGTGCTGCGCTTGCTAAGGGCTTTGGAAATATGCAGACATCAGGTAAGGATGCAGACGGCAATGCGGTACAAGGCAAGTTCTTTAGCCCTGTTAACAAAGAAGGCGAGAAGTTTGGCTTTATGAGCCAAAAAGGATGGTACGGCTAATGTATGAGGGGATAGCAGCACAATATGGTGGCTCAGCAGCAGCTGCTTCTGGTGGTGGGACTGGGCTGCCTAATGTAAGTGACCCTGATAAAGCCTTTGCGGAAATGACGCGCGCGGATTACTTGGACTACGTTAAAGATTACCGAGGTTTTGAAGAAGAGCTAATAGATAAGGCACAAAGTGACACAACTCTTGTTGACCAAGCGCGCGAGGATATAGGAGCAGCGGGTGCTTTATCAGCAGGCGTAAACCAGCGAAACATATCGCGGTATGGAGCGGCTTTAACGCCAGCCCAGATTCAACAGCAAGGTAGAGGGCTAGCTCGGGCAACAACGCTCGGTGGTATTCAGTCAATGAACGACGCTCGTATTGCTCAGAAAGAGCAAAACACCCGTCTTATGTCAGACCTTATTAATATTGGGCAAGGCGTAAATCGTAGCTCTTTGAGCCAAATGGGTTCTGCAGCAGCGGATGCTACCGCCCGCGAAAACCAATACACACAAGCGAAAGCAGCATCTAAAGCCCAAACGTTTAGCACGATAGGCAGTTTAGCGATGCTAGCGTTCATGATTTAACAGGGTAGGACTATGGCCTTCGATAACTTTAATACAGGTAATTTCGGATCAGGCTTGGTTAGTGGGCTAACCCAAGGGCTTGGGTATGGTCAGCAACAACGA